TAGCAGTCTGGACAAAGATAACGAAAGAATTTTAGAAGAGCTGTATGTAGCTTGGAAGTTGTACGAATCACTTGAAAATGAAAAGGTGTCTGAAGATAAAAGGGACACCTTATATAAGTTACTTGAGCAACTAAAAGGAAGTTCATTGGACGGTAACGCTGGAAATTCACTAGTAACAGATGGGAGATACGGAAAAATTATGGTATTTACAGGAGATTAAAAATGTTCGATTTGATTTTTGAAAAATTTGAAAAGGATCTGTTAAAAGATTATCCGGATTATTCTTTTTACATTACGGATGAAATGGAAGAAGAGGACTTTGCAATAAATACTGTTGTTTGTGAAATTGGTGCAATAAATGTTGTAAATAGTAAAAATTATTCAGCACAGTTAAGTTTTTACATAACAAAACCAAAAATTCAAGATGATTTAGGTAATTTTATTGTTCAAACATTGGATATAATGCGAAAAATACAGAATTTAGATAGAAATAAAACATTTCATTCTAAAAAATTAACAATGGAATATGGGGAATTAAGATCCAAAGAGGTAAGAGAAACTTTTAGAGTATGCAGAATAGCTGGAGAATTTGAAATAACTAATCCAGTTGAAAATATAATGAAATCTAAAGAAGAGTACAAACCTTTGACTAGGTTATTTATAAATAAAAAAGAGGTGAAAGAATAATGAATGGGAGTCCAAAATTTGTTTTGGAAATTGAAGAAAGAGCAGGAACAGCGATAGCAAGAAGTGAACAGGGCGTTGTTGGTGTGGTGCTGTTTGATAACACGAAAGACACAGAAAAACACATTTATGCCAGCAGAGGGGATGTCTTGCAGACAGACTGGGATAATGACAATTACAATCTTTTGAAAGATTTGGCATTTGTAGGAAGTCCGTATAAGGTTATAGTTCGTAGAGTGAAAGAAGAGGCTAGAGATAGCGTAAAAATAACTGACATATTAAGTGATTTAGAAAATGATGTTGACAGCATTGTTATACCAAAAGCTACTGAAAGTGAGACAGATGATTTAATTAGCTATGCAAAAAGTCGGCATAATACAGAACTTGGTAAATTGGCATTAGACTTTAATCAGGCACATTTTTTTACCATTGTGGCAAGCGATAAAGTGCCAGATCATCACGCTATTATAAATAATGGAATAACAGGAGCAGTTGTAAATGGACATGAATACAGTGATAAGGAATTTGCGTTGGCTATAGCAAGTCTAGAGGCAGGATGTCCTATTTCAAGAAGTATTACAAATATGAAAATGGGATTTTTGGATAAATGCGATATTCCAGCTGAACCAGGTAAAATTACAAAAAAAGGTAAAATTGCAGTTAGTGTACAACGTGATGACAGTGGAATTAGCTATTATGTAATTAATCGTGGAGTTACTTCATTTATAACACCAAATACAACTAAGCAGCGTAGATTTAGCAAAGTCAAAGTTGTAAGAAGTTTATTTATAATTACTGAAGATTTGAAAAAATCTTGGAACGACTATAAAGGTGCAAGATTAAACGGTTATTTGAATAAAATGGCTTTTTTGAATGCAGTTAATGCTTATACTCAAAGTCTTATGAATCAAGGAATACTTGATCCAGATTATTCAAATACTTTTGATATTGATATAGAGCAGCACAAACTTTATTTAATGACAGAAAAAGGAATATCAAGAGATGAAGTGGATAAAATGAGTGAAGCTAAACTTCGTAGAATTAATACGGTTGATGTAGTTTATGCAAAATGTAATGAATTAATGCCGCTTGACTGTATGGAAGACTTTTTTGGAAAAGCTATAATTCAAAGTTAAGAAAGGAATGATAAGGAATGGATATATTTAAGGCAAATCAGGTAATCTCTGGCTCACATGGAACGCTTATGATTGATGGAGAAGTATTTGCGGAAGTATCTGAAGTGAAAATAGAGACTAAAATAGAGAGAAAAGAAGTTTGGCTTCCTGGAGGTCAGAAAGGTGAAAAAATTGTCGGTGCTAGTGGAGAGGGCACTATTAAAAGATATAAGTTAAATTCAAATTGGTTTAAGAAATTTACAAAATTAGCTAAGGGGACTGAAGTGTATTTTGAATTATATTTCCAAGTTGATGACCCTGATGTTGCGGGTGCTGAAGCAATTAGAATTACTGACTGCTGGAATAAGGACGGGTTTTCTATAGAAGCTAAGCGTGGGGAAGTAATGGACGAAGAATTGAAAATTGGTTATCTTCCAATAAATCTTAAAGCGGTTGAATTAATTTAGAAGGGAGAAATGATTCAATATGGATTTGAAGGAATTATTGAAAAGGCGTGAAGAAGCGAATAAAATTCGTGAAGAAAAATCATTGGTAGAATTTACTTTAGAAAGCTACAAAGACACTGTCTTTAAATTAAAAGTTCCTGACTTTAAAGCCTTTATAGAGCTTTGCGGTAAAATTGGAATTACGGATTTTACTATTTCAAAAAAAGAAATAGAACGAATATTTGCCGAAAAAATTACAAAATCAAATGCTGTTATTTGCGATTATTTATTTGATACTTTCGTGGAACCTAATTTTACAGATTTGGCAGGGGAGCTGATGGTGGAATTAAAAGCACAAAGCAGAGCAGGGATTATTAAAAGTTTTTTTACTGACAACGAGATTATGGAAATATTAATTTTAGTTATAAATAAACAGACCGCTCTTTTTGAAAGCAGTAAAAATCCAAATGTTGTAGAATTAAAAAAAAAATAAGTCAAAATATTTTTGATTCTGAACTTAATGCAATTATTTACTATATGCAAAAAGGATGGACACCTGCTGATTTTAGCCAAATACATGACGGCTATATCTGGGATTATTACATAGCGGCTTATGAGATTTTACAGGAAAAAGAAAATGAGAGATTTTCCGAATGCTCTAAAATGGGGGTGATGTTGTATGGCGGATAGTGGAAATGTCGTGGCTATGGAAGTCAAAGTTGACGGGATAAACGAGGCTATATCAAAATTCAGTTCACTTGCAAAAAGTTTCGGAGAATTGTCACAGGCGGCTGAAACGGGCTCGGCTAGTAATGAAAGATTAGGAGAAAGTTTATCAAAAGCGGCGGATAGTGCTAATTCTTCAGGAGAAAAAGTAAAAAAACTAGGAGATGACGCACAAAAGACCGCAACAGATACAGAAAAACTTTCCAGCAACTCTAAAAAGGCTTCCGATGATGTGAAAAAACTGGGGGACGAAGCGGGAAAAAGTGGAGAGCAAATCAAGAAAGTAAAACCTGCTGCCGAAGGAACAGGAAATTCACTGATGAAAGCTTTTGGCGGTAAAGTGGCTTCGCTTATAAGTGCGATAGGCGGAAAACTTAAATTTTTAATAGAACCCTTGAAAAAAATAGGAAGTCTTGGAAAAAAGGCTTTTTCTTTTTTGACTGGGGGTCTTGGTGGAAGTATAGGAAATTTTGCTGGCAAGTTAAAGGATATTGCGAAGGCATCGGCTGAGGCTGGTGCAAGTGGTGGTGGAGTAGGAGCATTAGGTTCTGCATTAAGTGGAATTGCTGGACTTGCAACAGGACCTGTTGGAGCAACTGTTGTTGCGATTGGTGCTCTTACTGCCGCAACAACAGGTTTTGCTGTAAAAGCTGTACAGGCTTCTGGGAATTTTCAAAAAGGAATGAACATGGTTTACACGATGTTACCGAATGCTTCGCAGCAAACTAAAGATAAATTAAGCAAAGATGTATTGGATTTATCTCAAAAGTATGGACAAGCGGCTGATAATATTTCCGCTTCGATGTATCAGGCTTTATCTGCCGGTGTTGCGGCTAATGATGTTAAGGGATTTTTGGATGTAGCACAGCAAGCAACTATAGCATCTGGCCTGAATGATACAGCAATTGCTGTGGATGGTATAAGTTCGGTTGTAAATGCCTTTGGTGCTAAGAATATAAGTGCCAAAAAAGCAAGTGATTTAATGTTTACAGCAGTAAGAAAAGGTAAAACTACTTTTGGCGAAATGGCGAGCAGTATTGCTCAAGTTTCCCCTGTAGCAAGCAGCTTAGGAGTACAGTTTAGTGATTTGACCGCTGTAGTAGCAACTATGACAGCAAAAGGAACGCCTACAAGTGAAACAATGACACAGATGAAAGCTGCATTTAGTGAATTTTCAAAAGGTTCATCAACAGCTTCTAAAGAATTTAAAGCCGCAACAGGTAAATCGTTTAAAGATTTTATAGCACAAGGTGGAAATTTGCAGACTGCTATGCAGGCATTGGATCAGCATGCACAAAAAAGTGGTAAGAATATTAATGAATTTTTTGGAAGTGTTGAAGCAGGGTCATTTGCCTTGTCTGTTACTGGAAAAAATGCTAAAGATTTTGCAGAAAATATGAAAGAAATGCAAAACTCTGATGGCGCAACTGAACAGGCGTATAAGCAAATGGACCAAGGAATAGGACCTTCGATTAATCGGATGAAGGCTTCGATGGCAAAAGGAATGATAGAAGCAGGACAAGCGATAACTCCAATGGCAACACAAATAGTTCAAAGTTTTGAAGGGGCTCTTCCGGCAATAGGGACGGCTTTTTCGAGTATAGGGCAATCTTTTTTACCTCTTATAAGTGGATGGGCTAGTGCAATTAGTGGTTTTTTTCGATCCATACAGGCAAATGCTAGTCAATTTAGTGCGATTTTTCAGGCTGTTGGAAGTGTATTGACTGTTATATTTTCAAGTATTGGAGCTGCAATATCTATTCTTGGATCTATATTTAATGCTGTATTTTCTGTTATAGGAAGCCTACTTAGCAGTTTTGCAAGTGCTGCGGGACTTGCTGGTTCACAAGGGCAAAGTTTTGCAAGTACTATATCAGGTGCATTTAGCACAATAGCTAGTGTAGTTGGAGGAGCTTTGCAATTTATAATGCCTCTTTTAACAGGGTTGGCCCAAATAATCGGTGGTGTGCTTGGATTTGCTGTAAAAGGGATTATAAATACTTTCTTATTTTTTGGAAAAATTATTTCAAAAGTTGGCGGATTCTTTAAAAAATTATTTGGAAAAGATGATGCTCAAAAGGCTACCGAATCAATAAATGAAGTTAAAAAGGGTATGGAAGAATTGAATTCCGAAGCTGCAAAACCAGCGCAAAAACAAGTGGATATAAATGCACAAATTAATACCCAAATAGCACAAGCAGGGACTAACGCCCAGTCAGCAGGGGTGTCGTTTCAACAAGTTCAACAACCTCCAGTACCCACACAACCCCAAACTGTAAAACTTGATCCGACAGCTAAAGTTTCAGTTGACCCTGCTTCGCTTGCAAATACCCAAATGAAAATAGACCCAAGCGCATTCAATGAAATGCAGATGAAAGTTGATCCTAGTTCATTTGCGAATACTCAAATGAAAATAGATCCTGCGGCTTTTAATAATTTGCAGCAAGCAGTAAAACAAGTGAGTGCAGATATAAAAGGAAATCCGCTTGATACGACTAGAAACAGTATTTTAGGAGAAATTAAAGGACAAATTAACGCCTTGAAAGGTGAAATTTCTGCTACTAAAAGTGCGATTGTTGGAAAATTAGGAGAAGTTGTAGGAGCGGTAAGGGCTATTAAAATTAATGTTAATGTTCCCGCAGCTCCTAGTGGAGATGCGATAGCGAATAAAATTGCGGCAAGTTTGCAGAAAGGATAGGTTATGGGACTACTGGATTATAAAATATTTATTAAATTTGACGAGAATGTTGATTATAAGGAGCTGGAATTTTTAGGAAATAAATCATTTAACACAATGGATTT